GACAGCACCTCATACGTTTCGTTGTCCTGCCAGACGCAGAGATCCATCGCCGAGGTGAATTCCGGCGACGTGTTGTCGAACGTGAGCGAGGTCGCACCGGCGGCGGCCGTCACGATGCGCGGGAAGGATGACCAGTCCGGCACCTCGAAGGCGCCCGGATGCACGCCGCGCATCATGAGGCGCGCCCGCTCATAGGCGCGCGGCGAGGTGAACACGTATTCGTGATTCAAGCGCCGGCGCGGCGACGCGGTGAGTTGAATGCGCTGTTCCTGTGCAAAAGCCCGCAGTGCGTCGGTCGTGTGCTCGACCCCCTCGAGCATGGTGTCGGCCGGCTGGAACGGCCAGATCATCCGCCGACGCTCGCCGTGCGCACGCGCGTGCCGTTGCGCTCGATGAAGTTCAAGAGCACCTCCTCGCCCTGCGCCGATACCAGGTAGTCGCGGATCACGCCGCTGTCGAAGGCATTAATATTGCGGAGATTCACTTGCGGCGCCGCTGCGGCCTGCTGCATCGGAACGACCGTCTGCCCGACGCGCCCGCCCATGACGATCTCGGGACCGGACTCACCGACCACGCCAAACTGCCCCGGCGCAATGAAGCCGCCGGACTCGAAGAACCCGGCGAACCACGACTTGGCGATATCGAACCACCCGGCGGCGCTGCTGCCGCCGCTCTTGCCGGAGCCGAAGATCGCCCCGGCGATGTCGGCGGCGATCGCCTGCGCCGCCATCTGCGCGAGCATCTGCGCGAAACTGCGCAGCATGCCGTCGACTCCCTCATCGAATCCGCTGATGAGCGTGTCGGCGATGATGTTCTGCGTGTTGCGCGCGGCCTCTTCCCAGAAGACGTCGAGCTCCGTGCGGACCTCCGGCGGCAGGATCTTCTGCGCCGTGATCTGCACCTCCTCGAGATACTGCTTGGCGTTCTCCGCGATGCGCTCGTTCGCCTGGTCCTGCGAGATGCGTCCGACGCGCAGCAGTTCGTTGATCTGCGAATCGAACTCCGTCCACTCGGCGAGTGCCTTCTCCGTCGCCGTCTGCGTCGCCGCGTCCATCTCCCGGTAGAGCTCTTCCGTGGCCGAGGTGGTGATCCGCGATACGGAAATCGCGATTTCCTCAAGGCCGCGCATGTAATCGTTGCTGGCCTTAGTCGCCTTCGCTGCAGCGTTTGCCGCTTCCTCGAATCCCGGCACGAACGGCGTGCGATTGCGTCCACCCGGCGGCAGTCCGGTGCCGGTCGAGGTCACGGGCGCCGCAGCGGCTTCCTCGCCGAACAAGGCGCGACCGAGCCGCATCGGCAAGGTCTGCGGCGGGCCGGCGGCAATCTTGGCCCACGCTTCCGCGAGCTCGAGCACGGCGCCCTTCTGCGAGAGGATTTTCGTCGTCTTGTCAAAGACGGTGGTGAGCGCCGGGGCAACCTGCGCGGTTAATGTCCGAGCCACGCCCGCCCACGCTTGCTCCATGCGCTTAATCGCGTCATCCGCCTCCGCGAGTGCTTGCGCCTGCTCGCCGGTGAGCGTGGCGCCTAACTGCTGCGCTTCCTCGCGCAATTGGCGGATGCCTTCAGCCCCTTCCTCGAACATCGGCAAGAGGTCGGCGCCCGCCTTGCCGAACAGTTCCACCGCGGCCCGCGCCCGGTCGGCCGGATCCTTGAGCGCCCGGATGCGATCGGCCAGTGTCTCGAATTGCTCATCCGGCGAGAGCGCCCGCAATTGCGCCGCCGTCAGACCGAGCGCGGATAGGGCCTGCGTCGCCGACTTCGAGCCGCTCGCCGCCTCGGAGAGCGTGACCTGCATCTTTTTCAAGGCGGTCGACAGCGAGTCGAGTTCGATGTCGTTCTGTTTTGCGGCGTAGGCGAGCTCGGAGAAGGACTCGACGGCGATCCCCGACTTGATCGATGCCTTGTTGATCTCGTCGCCGTACTCGATCGCCGCCTCGGCCGCATTGACGAGGCCCGTCGTCAGCGCCGTGAGACTGATGCCGATCCCGAGCGTGGCGCCGATCTTTTTAAAGGCGCTACTGATGGCCGCGGCATCGGCCTGCATGCGCTTACTGAGCTTCGCCGACTCGCGCGCCGCCTGGTCGGCGCCCTTGGTGAAGCCTCCAAGGCGGAGAATTAAATCGAGCGACAAAACTCCCAACGATTTTGATGAGGCCATCTCAAGTCACCCACGCATAACCGTTGCCATTGAGAACGGCGATAATCGTCGTGGTAATGCCGAGCATCCGCGCAATCGCTACGCGACCGTGTCCTTGTGCGTGCAGTCCTCGAATTGCCCGCACCTGATCTGGCGTCAGCTTTCCTCGCCCAGTTGATCGCCCCGTCAGCGTTGCCGAAATCTTCGCCCGATGTTCTGCGGTAACGGCGCGACCTCGTCCCGCTTTGCTGATCTTGCGTCGGCGCTCGTCGGTGAATGGCCCGGAGGTTTTGCCTTTCCGATTCTGCGATATCAGTCGCTTCGTCTCTTCCGAATGGCGCCGTCCTTTCATCGGGCTGAAATCTTTCGGCCGCGACGCGGACATCTTCGCGCGCGATGCGTCCGAGTGCCGATGACCAAGCATCGAGCCGGCCGTCTTGTTGCAATTGAAGGCCGACCGCAGCCGATCGATCGCGCGCTGCTCGTAAAAAATCAGGTCGGTCGGCTTGCAAATCAGCAGCAGGCGGAATCCAAATGCTTCGCGACCATGCTTGTTCCAGGCACGCTGCAGCGCAGGCGAATGATGCTGGTTACGAACGAGTGCGTTCTGATGCTCTCGCCATCGAATGCCGACGTTGACCGCAGAGCCGACGTAGTTCCGATTCGTATCGAGGTGCGTGATTTCATAGATGCCGCACGCCTGCGGCACTGCACCGTCATAAAGCGATCGATCTGCAGCAATGACGCGAACCGGCTTCCTGAGTTTCCGCAGGTTCTCAATACGGTCGTCGAGCAGATCGCCGTTGATGTGTTCTAGGTTGCCGTCGGGAAATTCGCTGTGATGCCACAGCCACACCAGACGCGCGGTCGACGTCCTACACCCGAGCGTATCCGCCCGACGATGACCATACGCGCCGAGATGTCCTAGCAAGTCGCCGACCTTGGCACGCGTCCGATTGACCTTGCGGACTAGCCTGCCCGTTGCCTGGTCATAGTCGAACGATGCGCGGAGTTTTTCTGTGGTGATCATTGCTTACGATCTCACTTGCCCGTCCTCGCGATCCGCATGAAGGTTTCAGGCGTCAATTCTTCCTCGGCCGGCTTGACGTCCATGAACTCCCGCGCCGTCACCGGGCGCCCCTTGTCGCCGCCGCTGCGGTTGACGATGAGCGCCGCGAGCGCCGCGAACCCGCACTCGAGCCGCCGGTCGAGCCGCCGGCCGATATCGAGCGAGCCGTGCTCTGCCATGTACCGCGACCACGTCCGCGCCTCTGCATACGTCATCCGCTCCTGCGCTTCTTCGATCGTGGCGCCGCCGATTCCGTGCAACACGAGCTCGCACCAGAACGCGTCGGCGCCGCTCAGTTTTTTGGGTCGGATTCCTCGGCCGGCGCCTGCATGCCGTTGACGTCGTAGAAGGCGACCAGCAGTTCGTTCGCGAGCGACGGCGCAAGTTGCAGCGCGTCCTCGTAGGCGAGCGTCTCGCCGCCGAAGAGGATGCCGCCGGCGATCATCATGGCGCCGATGCTGCGCGCCTCGTCGTGGCCGTTCGTGACCGTCGCGCGAACCTCGCGCGTCACACGATCGATCCACCCGAAGGCCATGCGGCGGACTTCGACGGTGTGCGTGAACTCGGTGCGCTCACCCGTCTCCGGATCGGTGCCGGTCCAGGTGATGTCGCGGCGTTCCGTTTTCGCGGTGACAATCCCGCCGATCGCCCGGATGCGATCGAGCGTCAGATCCCCACTCATGCGACCCCCTTACGCCGACTTCGGGTGCAGCGTCGGCAGCCCGGAAATCTGCATTGGCACCGTGGAGGTCACGACCGCATTGAGTTGGAAATCCATCGGGACGGAATTGATCGTCGCCTCGAATTCCGTGTAGGTGCGCGAGGTCGGGAACGTCCACTCACCGAGCGCCGCCGTCGGCGCCGCCGTGCCGTCCGACCAGCCGATCGCCCATTTGCCGGGCGGGTCGCCGTTGACCCACATGTCGTACAGGTCGATGTGCGACGGCTCGGACGGATCAAACTGCACCGTGACGCTTGCGGCGCCGGGTGTGGCGAGTCCCGCCTCGTAGCTGCGTGCGGTGTCCTCGAGACAAGTCGTCTCGATCTGCTCGCGCGGTGCGTCGAGGCCGGTGATCGCCGTCGGGCAGGCGAGCGCCGTGACGGTGTCCGGTGGGGTCATGTAGTAAAGCTGCGTTCCACGGGTCACTACGGCCATTGCTGTTTCTCCTGAAAGCTCACGCCCTGGGTGAGTGCCAGTCCGACGTAAACGAGACACGGAAGGCGCGCGTCGTCGGGTCGCGCGACTCCCCATTCCATGAAACGACATAGGCCGCCGTCTCGATCGCATCGCGCAGCGCCTCGGCGCCCGCCCGCACGTCATCCGCCGTGCGGCCGTAGACGTCGACCTGGACGCCGTACTGATCGAGATTCGGCGGACATGAGAGGCTGTTCTCCGGCGTGCCATAGACCGTCTGCCACACGGCGTAGACGTGCGGATCGGCCTGCGGCGCCTCGCCGAACGGATAGAGCCGGATCCGCCCGGACTCATCCGCAAAGATTGCGAGCACGGCGGGATCCGCGGCGCAGACCGAGAAGACTGGCGGGAACATCAGGCGCCCGCCTTGGTGAGTTGTCTGTCGAGCTCGGCCATGACGGCGGATGCCACCCGCTCGGCGTTGCTGGCGAGCGCGGGCCGCATGAACGGCTGCGCCGCGATCGACTCGGTGCCGAACTCGATGTAGCGCCAATGCCGCGTATCGCCGCCGGAGAGGCGCACCACGCCTTGACCGGGTGAGCGGGTATTCGCACCACCTCGGATGCCGACGCGCATCACCACGGCGCCCATGCGCCGTCCTGCGCGGGCGCTTTCCTGGGTCGCGACGTTCTTGGCGATCACCGCGGCCGATTCCGGATCGTCGAGTGCCTTCGCGCGGCGGCGGACGTCGTCGCGGACGATGTTCATGCCCTTGCGGGCCGCGGCACGGGCGACCTTGCGCACCCGTTTCTCATCGCCGAGCGTTTTCAGCCGCTTCTGGATCTCGTCCGCCCCGTGGAGTTGCCAGGAGACGTCCACGGCTAGCCCTCGTTCGTCCCGGTGCTGCAGGCCGCGACGAGGTACTCGATGCCGGAATCCGGATCGGTGAGGATCGCCGCCGGGTTGTAGATCGTCTCGCCGTGGACGATCCGGTGCTTCGCCGTGAGTCCGGCCCGCCAGCGCAGCGTGATGAGCGTATTGACCTCGGCCTGCAGTTGCTGCGCGGCGAGAAACTCCCGGCCCGAGCGCGGCGCGATCTCCGCGGCCACGTTCGACCACAGCGGCGACCAGACCACCGTGATCGCCCCGGTTTCCGGATCCTGCACCTCCGTCGGCGCCTCCACCGTCACCCGGTGGCGCAGTCGGCCGGCTTCGAAGAGGCGCGTGCTCATGCGTAGGCCGGCTGTCGCCGCATGTAGATCTGCGAGGTCACCTGGAACGGCAGATAGCCGAGCGGCCAGGACTCCCGATCCGTGCCGTCCCGGTCCTTGAACAGCATGGCGACGAGCGTCGCACAGGCCGATTTCACGTCCGCCGGCACGTCGATCCCCGGCAACGGGTCGCCGTTCTCGTCGAGGAAGGTGAGCGCCGCGTCCTTGAGGTAATTGATGATCATCGCGGAGGCCGCCGCGATCTTTTCCATGACGTCGACGTCCTCGGCGTCGTGATCGAGCCGGACGTGCGCCTTGGCATAGTCGAGCGTGATGAGATCGCTCATGCCCACTTGCTCCCGTCGGCGCCCATCTGCGTCAGGTCACGGCCGGAGCGCCCGGGTATCCCCGGATCACCCTTTTCGCCTTTCTCGCCGTCACGGCCATCCCGGGCGCGCTTGACGGCCAGCCGCCAGCCGGTTTCGCCACCCTCGCCCGGCTTGCCCGGGGGCGCGTCGCGCTGTGCGATCCAATAGGCGCCGCCGTAGCTCACGCCGGCGCCCCGCAGGTAGACGCCGTCCGGGTGGTAGGTGCCCGCGTCGATCGGCACCGGCAGGACGATCGGGAATTCGCGCGTGCGGTTGCCTTTCTGGAATCGGAACACGAGACGGCGCTCGCCGTCATAGGCCACCGACAGATCATCGAAGCCGAAGCCGTCTGCGCCGTCCTTGCCGTCGGCGCCATCGATCCCGTTTGTCCCGTCGCGGCCTGGGAGTCCGTCCTTGCCGTCGCGGCCGGGTGCCCCGTCCCGGCCCGGCGTGCCATCGCGCGACGCCGGCAGCCCTGCGAGACGCAGCTCGAGCCCCGTGATCCGTTCGAGCACCGGCGCCAATTGCCGGCCGAGGAAGTCGCGGACGATCACGCCGATCTGGGCGGCGAAGGCGGCCGGATCTTTCATCAGGCGAACTCCCTGCGCAGACAGTCGATGGCTCGCATCTCATCGCCGGCCACGTCGGCGCCGCCGGGGCTTTGCTCGTGGGAGGTCGGTCCGGCGAGTTCCCTCGGCGGCGCCGCGGGCGTCGGTTTCGCAAAAGGCGTGTTGCGGTCACGCTCGTCGAGTGCCTCGAGCGAATAGTTCTGCTGCTGCAGGTAGGGTGTGTCGCCGCCCTGCACCGGCGGCAGGTCGAGGCGCTTGCGTGCCTCATTCGGCGCTACGATGCCGCCGCCGACGCCCTTGGCGAGCGTGTCGATCGCGGTCGCGGTATCCATGCGCAGCAAGGACGCCACGTCGAGCTCGACGCCCAACGTGAGCCCCTCCTTGGGCCGTCCCTGGCCGATGCCGAGCCCGTCATCGAGGCAGGCTTCCATCTGCTCGATCTGTGACTGCAGGCAGTCGGAGTAGTAGATCGAATTGAGGAGCTCCGCGTTCTGGTAGGTCGGCATCTGGCCGATCCCGAGCTTGAACGGCGGAACGTGGAACACCGAGCACACCATTTCGGCGGTGTATTTCAGT